TTCGTTCTCATTCATATAAAATACTCCCCAAGTCGTACAGGCGGAGTAGTCTGAACGCTCATTCTTTGTAAAGGCGGTATCCCAAGACTGGATAATAAAAGCACAGGCGGGAGGACTCTCTTTATCCCAGACCTTCCACCATTCTCGTTTTACTAGGGCGCCTTCTTCCGCACTTGGATCTTGTTGGTATTGGGCTGACCATTTAGAAATAGGCAGTTCGTTTTTTAGTTTTTCTAATTCTTCTAAAGACCAGAACTCAGGCCATAGGGACAGACCACTAGGCATAATAGCGGGAAGACTGATAACTTCCCATTCGTCTCCGTCTCTCTCGACCATAGACTGAAGGACTCTGCCCGTCAAATCTCGTTTACCCCAGCGGGTCATCACGATGACAATAGACCCTCCAGGCTGAAGACGCTGTCTTGGTCCAGAGGAATACCATTCAAAAATCTTGTCATACACCGAAGGGTCGGAGGCTGCTAAAGCTGCTTCTTGTTCCGAGTGCGGGTCGTCAATAATTAAGAGATCAGCACCTTTACCCGTTACCGTACCCCCTACCCCAATTGCAAAATAGTCCCCGTTGGCATTCGTAGCCCAACGACCTGCCGCTTTCGAGTCCGTGCGCAAAGCGACATTCGGAAAGATTTTGGCGTAGGTTTCTCCGTCTACTAAGTTCCTGACCTTACGTCCAAAGCCCACCGCTAGTTCTGCGGTATTTGAGCACTGAATCACTTTTTTATGCGGGTACTTGCCTAAAAACCATGCAGGGAGAAGGTATGACGCAAACTCAGATTTAGTATGACGAGGAGGCATATTAATAATAAGACGTCTAACTTTACCATTGGCAATCTCCTCAAATTTTTTAGCCATCAAAGCGTGGTGTCTACCCAAGATAAACCCAGGCCACATCTGCTTCACAAACGCCATAAAGGACTTCTGTCCCTTTTCCCGAATGACAGAATCGCTATATTGCTGCGCAATCGCCATCAAGCCCTCATGATCTCCAGGACTTAAACTATCAATAAACTTCTCTAGAGCTTCACTCAAGGTTGCGAACCTTTATATACGTAGGTCGAATAGAACGTGAGCGCCGTCTTATCCCTTTGCAAATTCCCAAATCCACTAAGGCCCACATCTTGCGACTAACATTCCCACGACTTTTCTCGCCCGTCATTTTCATAATGTCATCAATCGATGGACCAAAACCGTATAACTTCCAATAAGAATCAATTACTAGAAATATTTCTTTTTGAGCAGGAGTCATCTCTTTACTCTTCCTCATGATCTCGTTTTAAAAAAAATGGGGTGTGCTCTCCAACCCAAGCGCCAATAATGTTGTATTGAAAATACTCCATAGCTTCTTCGTAAGTCATGCCATCCCGTTCCATTAGGATCTCTATAACTTTATCGGTGTCATAACAAAGAGCCTGAATTCCTATTCTTTCTACCACGCCAATAATGGCTTCATCAAACCCATCAGCTTTCAATAAATCTGGATAGTCTTCACTTAACATTTAATCCTCCGTTCTTTAACATCACAGCAGAGCACTGACTTAGCATATGCAAAAATTTATTTCTATCTTTCTCAGACAGACTTTTAAGACGATCTTCCAAAATATTAATATCTAGGGTTAGTAGGGGACCCAAATTACGAAGGGGGGGTGTTTCACGTGGAACAATGTCCTTATCGATAGCCATTTTCTATGCCCCCTCCCCCTTCGATAGTATAGGGTTACTACTACTTGACACGGAAGTTGTTGAATTTATTACATTTTCAGGTGTAACACCTGTTACGCCTGGCTGTGGGTCAGGAGGCAATTTCGTATTTTGAGGGGATTGAGTGAGTGGAATAGCATGCATAGCTGGGGTAGTGCCGTCTGGCAAAAATTGGCTGGTGGGGTCTGGTGGGGTCTCTGTTTTCTGGTTTAAGGATGGGTCTGGGGGGCATTCATTAATCTGTTGGGCATCCTGATCTGTGGACATATCTACATAATCGGAGGTCTGGGCATCATCTGGCTGGACTCCTGATAGCTCCGCCAGAAGGTCATCAGCCTGATTTGGTTCTATGTCCTCGGCGGTCTGGGTAGAAAGTGCCAGACGGATAGAGCTGAGGAGCTTTGCCCGTATCTCTAAACTGTTACTGGTCTGGATGATCTCCCGCCGTTCGGTAAAGAGTGCAACCTCTGTGATCTTGCCCAGAAGCTCCAGTGCCTTGATCTGCTGAGCTGGTGCTATGTCTGGGTCTAGTGCCTTTTCCGTGAGCTTGTGGATTGTGAGAGCCCTTAAATGTGCGGGAGTTTGGTATTTCTGAGCCTCCAGAGCTACCTTAAACGCCTCAATCTGCCTTTGTATTGCCTCGTTCTTTACGAGCTTCTGTCCGTTCTCGCTCTGGGTCTTCGGTTTGCCCTTGCTTTTGTATGCCTTGCGATACGCTCCCGCCTTTGTATTTCCCTTAGCTACTTCCTCTGCAAAAGCTATCTGTTTGGCGGTTAGTCGGGTATCTCTAGCCCCAGCGACCCCCAGCAGTATCTGCTCTATCGGTGTAGCCTTTAGCCCCTCTTCTATCTGCTTTCTGGTGAGTCGTTTCATAGGTATTTATTAAGAATCTCAATATTTAGATATTAAACAAATTAAGGGCAAATGGTGACAGTCTGCAAGAGCCAGAGCCTCTATGGGTTCTCTTAGTGTTTCTTATCCTATGGCTGTAACTGCTGGGCTGTTTCGCTTCGCTATTTGCTCCCGCCCCCAGACTGTGCAAGGGTCTGCGATCATCTGGTCATTTTTTATAATCCCAGCTCTAGATTCTATAAGGCTTTGCGGTCTGTGATTCAGGGGCCCCTTGTTCCGACCACCCGCTAACCCTTATTCTATATAGAGCCCCCTAAGCTGCTCCCTGGTCAACTCGACAGCATGACCCTTGCTCTATAAGCCTTTGCGGTCTGCTCGGTTTACAGCTCTGGGAGTGATCGGCTCCAGAGCCTTATAAATACAGGGTTTAACTTTTCATTTTCTGGGGGTGTTGTTTGTCAAGTGTTTATGGTTTAAGATTATCGGTAGGTGTATCTATACCTATTCGACTACTAACTATTTTGGAGGTTTCTACATGCAAGTAATGAAAAAAACACTTACCAAGCACAGTCTGGATACAGTCCACACTTACACGCTGAGCAACGGATACACGGCTAATGTTTGGGGCTCTGGTATGAAAACTGTATACACGCCAAAGGGTAATTTTGCCAGCCAGATCACCAGCATTAAGGTTGTTTCCGCTATTCGTGAGTATGAAATTCGACAAAGAGAGGGGGTTTAATTATGTTTTCTGTTCATTTATTCAAGCTGGATCGTGCCTTTGGTGGGCATGAGGAGGGGGGCTGGTGGTTCGATTATGGCGAGCCAGAGGATCACCCTCTAAACAAAGTATTTCGCACCAAAGCGGAGGCTCTCGCCTATCGTGACTCTATCGCTGTGGAGGCTGATCGCATGAATGACGGGCTTCCAGATATTGATTCGGTGCTGTGCGAAGGTGTTTTTTCTTTTTTAATCAATGAGGGCGAGGCTGAGCCGTTCCCAGCAGTCCGCCCACGTTATGAATAGGAGCTTTAAAAATGGATTTGAATCAATCAATTAATGCCCGCTTAAATGCGGCAACAGCCCCAGCGTCTGGCTCTTCTGTCGCTGGTTTCTTTTATATTGATGGCATACCGACCAAAGGTGTCTGGGTCGATCTCTTGCCCGTCCGTAGCTGGGACGATGTTAAGGAAGCTCTGGAGGTCGCATTTCCGAATGCTGTAGTAGATGAGATCTTGATGGCGGATTATGAGGGCTCAATTGTTAAGCCTTTTTATGCCAGTAACTGTGATTTTTTCAGCATGACCGAATGGGCGGAGTTTGCCGAGGATTTGGAGGGATCAAGCCTTGATATAGAAGTGATTGAGGCTTATTGCTCCAATTTTTCTTATGCCTCCGATTGTGAGATAAGCAAGATTGAAGAGGCTTACTGGGGCGAGCATGACAGCCCCAAA